TGACCAGCTGTATGTGTACCATCATAGTGTTGGAATGTAGAATTTTTGTTTGTACCAAATGTATTTCTTGGTAATGATTCTGGTTGACGGTCACGAATTTTTTCGTATTGATTACCATTCAATTGTGATGGGTGCATAACATCTTTACGACCCATAGTCTCTTGTGGTTGACCTTCTGGTTTAGAATAACCAACAGTCTTGTGATACTTATCTGTCTCACTACCTTGTGGTGGTGTTGCACCTGGTGGTGTTGCAGATGGAGTACCTTTTAGATAGTCTGGTAGACCGTCTGTTTCTTTTTCTACACTATGTCCAACAATACCTGCATCGTGTGAACCGTATGCTTTTGAAGCAGACAGTTTATCCATGCCTACTTCTCCGTCTGGATGCTTATCGCTTCCACGCATACCTTTTTTTGCTGAAATATTAGCGTCAAAGGTTTCTTTTGAACCTTCTAGTAAATGTTTAGCGGCGTCTGTTAATTTTCCCATTTTGAAAATCTCCTTGATTCTATGTTTGGATATTTATTAATTTAAAGTTTTCTGATGAAGTTTTCAAAGATACTTAGGCTAACAGCCTCAATTTCTTTAGATGAAGCACGGCGAATTTGACGAATAGATTGCTCTTGGTCTGCTTCGGTCCATACTCCATTAACTAACATCCACTCTTTTCCTTCCATAATACCTTGTACAAAAGCACCAGGCGCAGAAGGGTCTGCTACAATATCTGCCGCTGTGGCTAGATAAAAGTCGTCCTGAACAATGTTAACTCCATTAACATTTTTCAATGATCCCATACCTCTTGATGATACACCAAGTTGACCACCGCCCTCAATCAAATTTCTAGCGATGTTACCCATAGGTGTTTCAAGAATTTTTGCTTTACCAACCCATTGATTGCCATCTTCTTTCAAACCTACAATCATATGAGACACACGGTCTAGGTTAATAGATGGTGTATCTGGATGTCCTAACTCACCAAAAGCACGGTTCTTATTAATGTATTCTTCTGAATAACGTGCAACCTCTTTCTTCATGGTGTTATATTCGTACAAACGACCATTCTTATTTTTTCTCTCCGCTACTAGAAACGGACCTTCAATGAATAAAGACTTTTTACCGTCCTTTTCTTCAGTAATGTATTGAACGGTTTCTACTACTTCTTTAATTAGTTTCATGGTGATACTCCATAACCTGACTGTTTATAGTTAAATGCGGCTGGGTCACTAAACTGACCACGTTGATAGTATGCATTGTCTTTACGTAATTCTAAAAATAATGTGTAAGCACAGTTGGCAGTCAAGCCATATGTTATAACACCAATATCACCAGTTGCATTGTTAGCATTGTTTTTCAAAGATACAAGGCCTTCATCTTCACCATATTTACCACACAAATCCATGTTGATTATTGGAGCACTTTGTGCTGTATTGGCACCATTAGTCCAATACAATTCAACATAACCTTTTTGTTGAGATGCAATATTATAACCAATTCTAGATATTGATAATCCGTAGAATGGTAATGCTGTATTACTTACACTTTGTGATGACCATAATGGTACACCGTTTGCATCTAAAGCACCATACAATGTATTGGCTTGAATACGAAAAGCATTACTTTCTTGGCCAGAACCATCAAAATTAGCAGTTAATTTGATAAAAGTTTTTTCTGTAGTGTCTCTTAAGACTTGATAAGTATATAAATTTGCCATTATGGTGATACTCCATAACCAGCACCTTTAAAGTTAAATGCTGCTGGATCGTTAAATTGACCACGTTGATATTGTGTATTGTTTTTACGTATAGAAATAATCAAAGTGTATGCTGAGTTGGCTGTACCACCAGTAGTTATAACACCAATATCACCGTTACCTATCGTATTTGCACGAATACCATCACCTGAATTATTTAAAATAGATGGTAGTTGTTCGCCTAATCCAAACTCACCTTGCAAGTTTAGATGGAAAATTGTTGATGAGTTTGCATAACCTGACGCAAAAGAACCTGTTGCATTATTACCTGACCAAAATAATTCTACTCCACCAACGTTTGTTGTTGGAAAGTTTACATAATATTTTACACCAGTAATTTGTAAGTCATAGTACGGTAGTGGTGTATTCGCAAAATTTGTTGTTGAGTTGGCCAATAAGTAACCATTGGTTGCCAATGCATTATTTAACGTATTGGCTTGAATACGTGACAGGTTCATTTCTGCACCAGAAGTACCGTCAAATACTCCTGTTAATTTAATAACAGAGTCTGTTTGTGTGTCTCTTAAGACTTGATATGTAAATTTATTTGCCATTTTTTACTTTATATTTTTATTAACAAAATCAACCACCCTGTTAAAATCTGCCACACTTTTGATGGCCATCTCAGCAAAGAGTTCTTGATTCTCTTGGCTCAAATGATGTGTCCAAACTTCTAATATAGATTTTGCAGTATGTACACTTACATTTTTCCAGTTACCATCTTCTAACATTATTGATTTCTTACAGTTATTTTCAACAATGTCTTTAAGTTCTTCAATAATATTATATGACGGTTCTTCAAATCCTTCATTAATAGAAGCGGATAATATGTTACCTTCATATGGTATTGTTACATATTTATTAATCTTATCCACATAGTATAATGCCACTTTCTGTTTATTGGATAATCTTCTAATAGATTTTCTACGCAACACTAATACTGGTGGCGGATCCGATTCAGATGCCTCTACCAAGACACCTCTAGTATCTTCATAATCAACGGCCTCCAATAGAGATTCCTCCTGTATTTCTACGGGAGGTAACTCTTTCTTGACCTTAAAATCACCGAATGATTTCATTTATGCTAATTTAGATGGCTGTGCTGTTACTTTACCTAAAGTGCCTTGAGCTTTTCTAATGCCAGCAACGTGTTTAGCTAGTGATGCTTTTTTCTCTGCTGGATCTCTAAGTTTACCACCAGAAAATTCTCTTGCGTTATCAGCACTATATGCTTTGTTTTTGTCTGCAATATGAGCTTGAAGTTTATTATATAAAGCTTTTCTATCAATCTCATCTAATTGCTCAAATTCTTCTGATTGTAAATACTCTTGAATTTCTTCAGTTGTGAATCCTGCAAATTCTTCTTCAAGTTGTGGTTCTGCCAAAGCAAATTTTTGCTCACTAGCTACCAAAGTAGAAGCAATTTGTTGTTTTCTTTCTTCAAACTTAGCAGAAACACGGTCATGTATTTCAGCATATAAAGCATCACGTAGTGCTTTACCGTCATCATCGTATGCATAATCAATAATATTTCTTGTTGAGTAGTCTGACATTATGTTCTCCTATAAAATTCGTTTTAATCTATCAAATGTTTTTTCTTCATTTTTAGATTTAGATTCTTGTTTAGATTCTTGCGCTTCCAAATCATCCGGATGACTTGGTTGTTGAGGTATATCACTCATCATTTGTTGTTGAGCAATTTGATTTGATACCGCAACTGGTAAACCTAAGCCTGCTGCCTTTTCTTCTTCTATTTCTTCTTGCATCAACTCAATCTGGTCATCATTCAAACGCAATACATTTCTTTGTACCCATGCTTGAGAGAAGTATGTACCAACATAAGCATCTAATTCTGACAATAAAGAAATTCTTTCTCTAACTAATTCTGCATCTTTTAATTCGGAAAAGTTATTATCTTTAACGAAATCATATTGTATATATTCTTTGAATACATTCCATTCTTCATCTGTACAAATACCTTTAAGTACACATTGTACACGTAAAGCCTGGTCAAATATTTCCGCAAACTTGTTACGTAGTCTATCTACAAACTTGGCAAACTTTAATTCATCTCTAGTGATTTCGTTAACTTTACCTAGTGAGAATCCTGATTGCTCTGGATTCAAACGTGAAACTGGTACACACAAGGACTTATATAGTTTCTTTTCAAAGTACTTAACGTCTTCTAATTCACCTAAGTTTTGGCCACCAGGCAATGTAGTAATCTCTGTACCTTTACCACCTTCTCTACGTGGTAACCAGAAGTCTTCCATCATTGATAAAAACTTGCGGTCATCTCTGACTTCACCTGTGTTGGCATCATACACCAACTTGTTTTTGTACTTAACCATGATGTCACGGAGGTACTGTTCAGCCTTTAGTTTAGGCAAGTTACCAACGTCAATATAGAATATACGTCTTTCAGGTGCACGAGAGATACGATAGATAACTGTCGCATCTTCAATCATCCTTAATTGATTAAGTGGCTTGATTGCTTTGTGAATATAAGACAACACAACTGCACGGCGTGAATCCATGAGTCCTGAGACAATAGAAAGAATAGAGTCTGTGGTAATGCGAACACCGACAGGTCCAAAACTGGAAGACGATCCAGTAGTTACCTTATCGTTAAAGATGTAATACTCATTGATTACATCCATGATATCTACACCAGTAGTCTCATCTTTACGTTTTTTAATCTCACGTATCTTACGTAATTTGCGTGGGTCAACGTATCTAAGTTCTTTGATACCTTGAGTAGGATTAGTTTTGTCTACAATGATATGGTAGAACAAACGACCATCAACATAGTACCTACGAAATACATCGTGAGCCATGTTTTTGAAGTTCATCAAACGCAATACGGTATTGAATTCTTCTTTGATTGCTTTTTTAATTTTTTCTGGTTGTTCTAAATCATCCAGAATAATTTTTGTAATGTTACCATCTTTGTCTTCACAGATGGCTTCATTAACGATATCATCAATTGCACCCTCAATCTCAGGTTGCATTGCCATTTCACGGTAACGAGATATTAATTCTACTTCATTCTTTGCGGTGCCGTCTAGGTCTACATATGTACCATAGTAGGCCGCAGAAGTTATCGTCAGCGCTCCATCTTCATTACTCGGTGGTGAGAATGATTGCTGGGTTTTTTTATCTTCATCGTCTTTGTCACGAGAGATTGTAAAACCAAATAGAGAGAATTTATTGTTAGGTGTCATATTATTTAAATTTCAAGTTCACAAAAACATAAAGGAGAACCCGAAGGTTCTCCAGTATAACATTAGGTAGTTGTATTTGATGTCCAGTATTGATAGGCAAATGTTACTGAATATTCTTCAATAGTATCATTTGAACTCCAATCCAAATCAATTGGTGCTAAATCAGTAGGGAACATACCAACAAAACTATAATCTTTAATATCATTACCTGCTTTACCGTATTGTGTTACGGTAGCATCTGTTGAATAACTGGTAGAACTAACAGCATTAGCAGCTCTCAAGTTTCCTTGATGAGAATTTAATGAGTTCATCCAATTTTCAATTGCGTTTCTAATTAAGAAATCTTCATCGTTGATGATTGTTAATGTCCAGTCCGCAAACGTTCTATTTCCAACAAATTTAATCTCACGACCAAAGTATTGGACTGGTACGGTACCTATTGTAGAACCTGGTAGTTGAGCTGTTTTTGCCATAAATGTGATTTTTTGGCCAGCTGCGCTACCGTTTGTTACGATTGTAGGTAATGCCATTGTAACTGAAAACAGATTTGGACGAGCACCCTCTCCTACCAAATTTGCTTTGAATTCTGCTATATTAAATGCCATTGTTTTCTCCTATATTGGATTTATTTATTAGACTATGCCTAATGGTATTGAGTTGCTAGATGATCCTCCAACAACTGTTGAGAAATCAACACCAGTTCCAACAGCAACAAAGTTCAATTGAATGAAATTAATTGAACGAGCAGGTTTAATATAGATGTCACCAACGAATTGATTAGAGTTAATAACTTGAGCAGTATTGTTTGTTGTGTCACAAACAACTCTGAAGTCTGTTATACCACGGCGACCTTGTATATCACGTAAGAATGGAGCTACTAAAGCAACAAACTGAGCACGAGTAAAATCGTCATTAAATTCAAACAAAGAATACTGTGCAGCTTTAGTGATTGCTTTTTCTAGAGTAATAAACAATCTACGTACATTGATACGGTCAAATGCAGATGGTTTTGATTGTAATGTCTTATCACCATACAGAACAATACCGTTTCCTGGGAAAGAAACAACTGGATTTACACCGGCAGCATATAAGGTATCTCTATATGTTTTTGATGGATTCCATGCCAATTTAATTGCGTTTTTAATATTTCCACGATTAAAACCAGCTGGTGAATACCATGGATCTTTGATTGTATCTGTGTATGCACATAGACCAGCGATATCACCGTTCAATGGAATCCAACGATATGTTTGGTTATATACGTCATACATATATTTCCAACCAGAATCAACAACAGCAAACGATGTACTTCTTGCTAAAGAAGTTAACCAAGTAGTTATGTTAGTTGTTTCTGAACCAGCTTGGTTGACAACTGCTGTTGATGGTGGAGATAAGAAAGCCAAACAATCTGCACGAGAATTTACAACGTTATCTATTACATATTGTTGAACTGCAAGACTAGCACCACCAGTTAATACCAAAGAAATATCAATAGCTTCTTTATTAGCAAACAAAGCATAAGCTGTTGGTAAAGTTGCATCAGTAGCTACAGCATCTGCACCTAAACCTAAATTGAAAGTAGGAGCAGTTAACAATTG